AAATTTGTACGTGGTAATCATTTAGTAAAACATAGTTATGCTAAACATGAAATGTGTGGTAGTTGTTATCACAAATTTTTAAGACCTAGTACATATCCAACTTTTAAGGTAATACAATAATGAAAACTAATATAAAACTATATCTATTTGCTACATTATTTTTAATATCAATCTTGTTAGTAACTGGCAATGCAAATTCAAAAGAACAACCTAAATCACAATGGTTAAATAAAAACCCTTGTATGATAAAGGTTACTATCACAAACACAGAAAACGAAGGAGTTGTTAAGACTTCTAAAGAAGAAAAATTAATATGTAAAGATGGCTATGACGGCCCAGGTTACTGGGAACTATTCTCTCAATTTTACTATTCAGGAATTACGGTACCTGCTTATTGTAGACCGTATGCAAGACCAAATCATCCTTTCAAAACACCAGGGATGATGTGCTTAACTAAAGATGGTGTTTGGGAGAAGCAATAATGAGTAAACTACTTTTAATAGTGGCGTGTATTGTTGTCATTACAGTACATTGGAGTGATTTTAATGACAAGGTCAATGTGACCAAAATGGTAGAAAAATCTATCGAAATAATAACAGAAGGAAGTAAATAAATATATGATGAAAACTATAATGATCGTTTTGCTTGCTTTAGCTTTAACAAATTGTGCTAACACAAATTACAAAGTTAATAAAGAAGCAAAAGATGAAGGAAGAGTGTTAAATCAAGTACCACAATGGTATGTTGACGCTAAAATAGACAAAGGATTTATCTTTAATAAAAATGCAGATAAATATGTTTATGCAGTAGGTCAAGGTAATAGTCCTGATTTACAATTGGCAATTGAGAAGGCAATGATGATTGCAAAGGCAGAACTTGCTGACAAATTACATGGTCAGATGAACAAGAGAACTGATCTTTACATCACAGAAATTGGCTCAGAAGGCAATAAAAAAGTTGTTTCAAAAATAGAACAAACAATTGTGAATGTAGTTAAGGCAACAATGATTCAAGGTTATGAATCTTGGGAAAAAGATGTTTACGAAACACCAGAGAATGAATATAGAGTTTATATTGGTTTGAAAATGGGTGTTGGTGAAACTAACAAACTTGCTGAATACATCGCTAAAAATGCTATAACGGCTGTTGATGTAGATACACTTGCTAAAAACGCTATCGAGAAAGTAATGGTTGAAAACATTACAAATCCAGATGGCATTAAAACAATAGAAAAACAATAAACATATGGCAATAACAATTTATAGTAAATCAAATTGTATATTTTGTGATAAATCAAAGGCCTTATTAAAAGGCCTTGGGTTGCCGTATGAAGAAAAAGTATTTGGTATAGACTTTAATACACCTGAAGAATTATATGAAGCTATAGGAAAACAAGTTAGAACTATGCCACAGACACTAATAGATAAAGAACTAGTAGGTGGTTATAATCAACTAGTTGAATATTTTATGAATCAAGGTAAAGTGAACTTTAAAGGTGAAAAAATTTAAATTGGCTAAAAGAAAAAAGAAGATAATAAAAAAAGAAGTTAAAAAACCTGAACCTATATTCTATGGATCAAATGAATATGGTTTTGATGAAAAAACAGGTCAACAAATTTATAGAGATCGTATCTATATGAATCTTAATAAAGACATTAGATTAATTCAAAAGAACGGTTTAGAGTATAAAGGTAGTATTTTTAAGAAATCAGTTGTATCATCATACGGCTTATGTCATGTTTATGTAACCGCAGACGAAAGATGGTTTTGTAACGCTGGTTTACCAATAAACAAACCAGACAATCTCCTAACGCATAAATAGTTATATGAGAAAATTTCAACAATACATAACTGAGGGTGTGTACGACCCAAGTATATTTAAAGCATTCTTTTTAGCAGGTGGACCTGGGTCAGGTAAGTCATTTGTATCATATAGTGCATTATCAGGTATGGGATTAAAAGTAATCAATAGTGATAATGTTTTTACAGCAGCTTTAAAAAAAGAACATATGTCGTTAAACTTTGCAGCTTATGATTCAAATGAAATTGAGAAAAGAGATAAGATTAGGTCAAGATCAAAACAAGTTGCAGGTATGCAATTGAAATTAGCATTAGAAGGTCGTTTAGGATTAATACTAGATAGTACAGCAAGGAATGTTGAAAGAATACAACAAGAAGCAAAATGGATGAGAGATATAGGTTACGATATTCATATGGTCTTTGTTAATACAAGTTTAGAAGTTGCATTAGATAGAAATAGAAACAGACCTAGAAAACTACCAGACGCAGTTGTAATAACTAGTCATAAACAAGTGCAAAAGAATTTAGGTAGATTACAAAGAATTTTTGGAGATAGAAATTTTCTTATTGTTGATAATAACGAAAACAGAGAAGATGTTAATCCAATCGTACACAAAAGAATAAGATCAATGATAAACAGAGCACCCACATCTTATCAAGCAGTAAGATGGATACATAGAGAACTAGATAAAAAAAGAAGAAAATAATGTCCAACTTAATAAAATTTCCAATTGAAAAAGTAAGAAAAAGTAAATCACAAAAAGAAGCTAATGAGTTATCTCCCGATCAAACAAAAATTGTAAAAGAAAATCAATTTATAGAACAGACAACAGAAGAATTTACATTAGATTTTATTCATGTCCTACAAGCGAATGGAGTTAAAATGGGTGGCGAACCATTGTTGAGAGATTTAGCAATTGTTATAGAAAGTATTAAGAGTTTATTAAAAAGAGATTTTGGGCAAAAACACCCAATGCAAAACATTACTGACGTTCTTGCTAAAATAAGTAGATTACCTAATGGTAAACAAGTTACCGATTTGAATTATGGTAAGATATTTGTTAGTAAAAAAACAACTAAACCACCAGAACCCTTGACAACTGAATAAGAATATGTTATAATATATTATGATTATCGTTGATTTAAACCAAATAATGATTTCTAACTTAATGGTACAATTAAGTGGTAGAAATGATTTAGTATTAAGTGAAGACCTTGTTAGGCATATGGTACTAAATAGTCTAAGAGGACATAATAAGAAGTTTAGAAAAGAATATGGCGAAATGCTTATTGCCTGTGATAGTAAAAATGTTTGGAGAAGACAAGCATTTCCTAATTACAAAGCAGGTAGAAAAGCAAATAGAGAAAAATCTGAACACGATTGGGCAATGATATTTGATGTATTGTCTAAAGTTAAAAACGAAATTAAAGCATTCTTACCTTACAAGGTTATAGAATTAGAAACAGCAGAAGCAGACGATATTATTGCTGTTCTATGCAGACGAGTAAAAGATAAGATACTAATATTAAGTGGTGATAAAGACTTTATACAATTACATAATGAAAGAATAAGACAATACAATCCTGTGCTTAATAAATTTGTAGGCAAAGACGAAAACCCAAGTCTATATATTAAAGAGCATATACTAAGGGGTGATAGAAGCGATGGCGTACCAAACGTACTATCAGATGACAATGTTTTTATTGAAGGTAGAAGACAAAGACCTTTAAGTAAAAAGAAAATAGAGTCATGGGTTAACGAAGTAGTACCTACCTTTACCGAAGAGGAACAAAAAAACTATAACAGAAATAGAACGTTAATAGATTTGAACTGTATTCCAAAAGAATTGGAAGACAATATAAATCGTGAGTTTAATGATGTAGAAGTGGCGAGTAGAGATAAAATACTGAACTACTTTATAACAAAAAAACTTAAAACTTTAATTGAGGTAATAGATGAATTTTAAACCTCAAAAGAACTGTTAAGGAGAAAAAAATGGTTATTATAAGAAGAAACGAAGATGGGACTATTGCGAATCCCGATATGGTAAAAAGACAAACGCAACAACAAAACGAACAATTACAGCAACAACCTGTATCTCATCCAGCACTAGCAAGTAAAAGAGGTATGCAACAAATGTCAAACATAGGCAGAGGTATTCCTATTTTAATGCATGAGATTGCTATGAAGATTAATAATGCAAAAGATAAACCTAGAAAATTAAAAGTATTGCAAGAAAACGATTCAATATCTTTAAGACAAGTTTTAAAAGGTGCATTTGATCCTAAGATAGAATGGGCATTACCAAAAGGCGATGTGCCATATACACCTAATGACGCTCCATTAGGAACAGATCACACAATCTTGAGCCAAGAAGCAAAGAGATTATATCTTTTTACAAAAGGTGGTGATAATACTTTAACACAAAACAAAAAAGAATTGCTTTTTGTGCAGATGTTAGAAGGTCTACACGCTGAAGAAGCTAAATTTTTAGTTACAGTTAAAGATAAGAAAGTTAATAATGAATATAAAGGATTCACAGCGAATCTAGTAAAAGAAGCGTTCAATTGGGACGACAATTTTATGAAAAAGTAAAACGTTCACGTTTTGTTCTTATTTAAGAACCCTTATATTTCAACAATTTTAGACTACTCTAAAGTACTGATTTATAAGGGTTTTTTCATGTGGAATAATTCATAAAACCCTTATTTTACTAGGTTTTTAGTGCCATTAAGTGCCATTATTCGCTTGATTTCTTTGCCAATATAGTGTATAATATATGTATATTATGAAAAATAAAGAAGAAAAAAATAAACAAGAGAAGTCTTGTGAAATGTTTTATAAACTTGAGTACTTACAATAACAAATAAAAGGATACATTATGATACTATATGAAACACTAAATAAAATGACAGTTGCTCAATTAAAAGATACTAAAGATATGATTGATATTATTGTTAAAAACAAAGTTAAAAATGAACTTCTAGTCGGTACAAAAGTTTATATTGTACAAAAAACTAAAAAAACTCTTGGTACGATTACTAAAATTATGCAATCAAGATGTCTAGTTAAAATGATAAAAAATAATATGACTTATAGAGTGCCAATGGCAATGTTAGAGGTGCAAAAATATTAATGGATTTGTTTCACGGATTTTTATTATTCGCAATAGGTACTACTCTTACTGTATTAGGTATGGGTACAATTCTATATATGACTAAGACAAAATCAGACAAAAAGGAAATTACAGAAATAGAAAAATCACTTAACGAACTATATCTAAAAAGAAAGAAGAAAACATTATGGTAAAAGAAGCACTTAACAATTTTAAGAAAAAAGTATTTGATGACTATACTAATTTTCATTTAAATATGATGAATCAAATGTCCAATCAAGTGTATAAAGACGCTGGAGAAAAAAGCTCTAAAGAAGCAATCGAAAAATTTAAAGATAACTTCTCAATGGAAGAAACGAGATATTACTACAAGTTTATTTCAGATGGCGGTGTACACTCTTTTATTGTAAAAGAAGATAAAGAAATACGAGGTAAGTTTTGGAAAAAAGGCGATATTCTAAAACCAGCTAGTTGGAAAACTCCTGCTTTAAATAAGGCAAGAGGTAATATCTTTGAGAACTATATTGTTAAATGGACAGGACCTTTATATTTAAGATAAAATATAGTACACAAATTTTGAAACTAACTAATAACAACAAAGGATAAATATATTATGAAACTTAATGCGAAACAAAAACAAATTATAAAATTAATGGTAGAAAATAAAGGTGAAGTTAAAACCAAAATGATACCTAAAGAACAAACTGATAAGAATTTAGATAACATTGTAACGTTATATTTAAGTGGATTATTAGTATTTAAGAAAAAATATGATATTGATATAGTTGGTCCATATAACGAACATAAGGTTAGATATGCTTATTATCTATTAACAATGAATAAAAAGAAAACCATTAACGACCTTAAACAAATTCTCAAGGAGGGTTACGTTGACTAATTATTCTGAAATAATACAATCCGTTGGTAACATAAATAATTTAGAAAATCAAATTGATGATCTACAAAAAGAAAAAGAGTTTACCATGTCACAAGAAAAACTAGATCATTTAGACGAACAAATTTTTGAACTAGAGGATACAATTAAAAAATTAAAAGGAAAATAATTATGACAGGAGCAGAAATAAGTTTAATAATATTTGCTACACTATGGATAGTAGGATTATTATCTAATGCCTAATAAAAAACAATGGCAAGATATAATAGATAAGTCTTGGTTTTATATGAAATGTTTTCTTGCAATACTTTTAATTTCAACGTTATCATATTTTTATGGTACATTTCATCCTAATCAAGTAGCAATTTCTAAAATTGGTAATAATTTAGACAATTACTATGTGAATAAGATTAAAGCAATGGATTTGAAAGAACCTGAATTCACTTATAATAATGATATTCAATTTATAAGAGCAATGCATAAGTGTATTGATTATGTGAACTTTACAACACCTAAACATTTGAGAGTACCATATGAAATGATTATAGGACAAGCAGCTTTAGAGTCTGGTTGGGGTACAAGTAGATTTAGTACACAAGGTAATAACTTATTTGGTATTAGAACTTGGAAAGAAAACTTACCACATTTATTACCAGTTGGTATTAAGAAGTGGCCTGGGTGGGGTGTTAAAGTATTTGCTAGTAAATGTGATAGTGTAAAATATTATATTACAATGTTAAATCAACATAGTGCATATAAAGAATTTAGAGAGTTAAGACAATCTTTTTTAGATAAGAATTTACAATTAGATTCTAAAAAATTGATTAAAAAACTTGATAAATTTTCAACAACGGCTGATTATGATAAACGAGTAATTAGAGTAATTGATGAAATAAGAGAACTAGAGGATAAAAAATGAAAAAATTAATATTAATTCTATATAGGGTAGCTGTTGTTTCCTCTATTATATTTTGCTTAATAAAAATAGGCGTTATACAATTTTAATAAAAGGAGAACAAAATGGAACCCAAAGATATATCAAAGAAGCATTTTTACCTTTCAATAAGTAAATCTGTTTTAAGATTAGTAGGCTGTTATGTGTTATGGTCAACTAATGATGTACTTTTAATGTATGCTGGAGTGCTATTCGGTCTAGCAGAGATACTAGGAATAGCAGAGGAGATATAAATGAAAATACTAGATGAAATGTTAGAAATGAAAAGAATACTAAATGCTGAAAGAGCTTGTAAAAATTCTATGACCGATTGGTCAAAAGATTTTTGGTTTAATGTGTTTAGAAAACTATGTACAAAATATAATAAGGTTGCCTACTTCGAGTTGCAAAGAGGTGATTAATAATGATGAATAATAAAGATGCTCAAGAGTATCACAAGATGATTGAGAAGTTGCAAAAAAAAGAAGATAAAAGAAAAAAAACTGAATCAGAAAAAATGCAAGAGGAGTTAGAACCATTGCCGTTGCGTCCTATGTCAGAAAAATGAAAGCATATAAACCTTTACCAGATAATTTAGAAATTGGTAAAAGTAAAATACATGGGCAAGGGTTAATTGCAAAAGAAGATATTCCAATAGGCACAGAACTAGGTATAACTCATTATAGAAAAGGTGATAAAGTAATTAGAACTCCACTTGGTGGATTTATTAATCACAATGAAGAACCTAATTGTTTAAGAATACAGATAAGAATAGAACCATATTGGGATAAATGGAGTTTAAAAACAATACAAGACCTTAAAAAAGGTGATGAATTAACATTAAAATATACCATGTATAGAGTTGACAATGTTGATTAAATGTGTTATAATAATAGTATGAAAATTAAAAAAGATTTGACTAAAGTAGATAAAAAATATGAAAAAAGAATAAAACTTTTTGAAAAAGAAGCAGAAGAACAACAAAAAGCATATAGATCAAATTATACAAAAGAAACAAAAATTGTTAAGAGAAAATTACAAAAGAAAAAAAAACAAACAAAAGAAGTATCTGGTTATTATATTGCAAATGGTAAAATGACAAAATTATATACAAAAAAAAGATGAATATATTTTATTTAGATAAAGACCCAAAGATTTGTGCTGAAATGCACCTAGACAAACACGTTGTTAAAATGCTTATTGAATATGCTCAACTCATGTCAACTGCTCATAGAATGCTTGATGGCATTAAATACATTGCTAAATCAAAAACAGGCAGAAAAGTTACTAGATACAAATTAGAAAATGCTAATGAAGAAGCAACTGTTTACAAGGCTTGTCATTTAAATCATCCTAGTGCAGTATGGGTTAGAAACAATGCTTATAACTATTACTGGTTATATCAAATGTGGTCTTATTTGCATGACGAATTTAAATTAAGATATGGTAAAGATCATAAATCTTATGTAGTATTAAAAGACCTATTAAAGAATCCCCCTAAAAATATTCCCCTAAATATTCCTTTTAATCAACCAACACAAGCAATGCCTGATGATGTAAAGAATGAAGATAGTATTACTGCTTATAGAGATTACTATGTTAAATACAAAAAAGATTTTGCTACATGGAAAACAAATATACCTGAATGGTATAGTAAGGGAATAAATAATGCCAACATATAGTTTTTACAATTCAAAGACTAAAAAATCATATACAGATATGATGTCTATTTCAGAAATGGAAGAGTTTACTAAACAAAAACATATTATACTATTACCACCAACACAACTCAACATTGTATCAAGTGTAGGAGGTCATGTAGATAGTCATACTGATAATGGTTGGAAAGAAGTACTATCAAAAGTATCAGAAGCACACCCTGCTAGTCATTTAGCAGCACAATATGGTAAAAAAACAGTAAAAGATACACAGGTTGATAAAATAATACAAAAACACAGAAGGCGTAAAATAAAAGGTGGACCAAGGTAGTCCAGAAAGATAAATATACATATGGCAGATTTTGATTTTTTAGACGGATTTGATGCTGATGGAGATTGGGGTTTTACTTCAGTTAAACAGAAACCAGCAACAGAAAGTAAAGCAGAGTCAGACGCTACAAAAGAAGTTGTCAAGGCGACAGCGGACGGTGTGGGTAAGGCTGTGTCTAGCGAGATAATCAATAGACTAGAAAGTAAACTAGATAAACTATTGAGAGCAACTAACGAAACTAAAGAAACTGTTATTGCCAAGAACGAAACAGAACTACAAATTGCTAAGAATCAAATGGATGATGAATATGATTTGAGAAAAGATAATCTTGGCAAAGAATATACAGACAAGTTTAAAGATTTAGAAAAACTTATTATACCTCTATTAATCAAGTTGGCAAAATCACCTGAGGCCTATATTCATTGGCCCAATCGAGCAGAAGTTATTGAAGCACAATTAAAAAAGATTGTTGCTATCACTCGTAGTAAATAATTCAAACAAAAGGATATCAAATGAAATTAAGCAAGAATTTTAGTTTAAAAGAAATGACTGCTAGTCAAACGGCTGAGCGTAAAGGGATTAATAATAATCCTAATGAAGATCAGATTACAGGATTACAAAAACTATGTGAAAATATCTTACAACCTGTTAGAGAACACTATGCTACACCAGTAACCGTTTCTAGTGGATTCAGAAGTGAGGAATTATGTGTATCAATTGGATCATCAACGACCTCACAACACGCTAGAGGGCAGGCGGCCGACTTCGAAATATTTGGAGTACCAAATGCTGAATTAGCAAAATGGATTATTGAAAATTTAGACTTCGATCAATTAATATTAGAGTTTCATAATACAGAAGAACCTAATAGCGGATGGATCCATTGTTCATACAAAAGTCCTACAGATAATAGAAAACAAACATTAAGAGCATTCCGTGATGATAACGGTAAAACTCAATATGTTGAGTACAGTCCCAACTGAACTCTCGGTATATTTACAAAAAAAGAACTAAACGATATGTACACTAAAAAGGGAACATAGTGTTCATGTTTTGTTCTTATATGTGAGTGCTTGACATTCTCTCCCATTTGTGTTATAATATACACTTATTAACAAAAAGATTAGAAGTAACAGAAAGTGAAACTAGTCAGAAGGAGAAAAGATGTCAATAATAATTGATACACAAGGCTATGTAGAAATCTCTACATTAACACATCACCCACTAAACGAACTATTATATCCGTTAAAATATCACGAAGAAGATATTGCTTTATTAGCAGATAAATTAGTAGAAGAACAAGAAAAAACAGGAGTTCCTAATCATACACCTATTGTTATCTGTAAAGAAACAGGAACAACATTTTCTGGAAACTTTAGAGTTAGGTCTGCTAAGAGTAAAGGTATTAAAAAATTAAAAGCTGTATATGCTTCTAAAATTTATAATGCCAAAGACGATCAATCGGATGAGTTGAAATTTCTTGAAAAGTATAACATAGATGGAAAAAGGGATGAGTATAATGAAAGAGTTTTATTAAGAAGATACTCTATTCATAATAAACTCTATGAACAAAAGTACGGAAAGGTAATGAACTCAAAGTTAAGAAACCAATTTGCCACCGAGAATAGATATGATCAAGTTAAATTTAAATATCTAATTCAAATAGAAGAAAACGATCCAAATCTTTTAGAAAAAGTACTTGATGGAAAAATGACAATTCAGAAAGCATTAAGAGTACTTGGTAAAGTAAAAGATCCAAGAAAGTATAATCCTTATAGATTTAACTTTTTTAAGGCTTTAGATAAATATCCTTCTATTCAAAAGAATGCTGTTATGAAAGCCTATGAGTGTATAGGACAATTTAAGAACATGGGAAACAATATTATCCATGATGAAAAGATGGGTTGGGAAGTGAATCAACTAACTGGCGTATTGTCTAATATATGGATGAGTGCTCTTGTATATGGTTTCAACAAAACAAATGTTGAAGAATTGCAATCACAAACACCTAGAAATAGACAAGGATATGCCGACCTACACTTTCAAAACTTAACAGATAAATTCGGACCTGAATTTTTATCTGAAAGAATAGAAGTAAAAGTTGGAACATGGAATACAACTTGTAGTCAAACTGTTGTTTACGGTGGTATGGGTTCTGTGAGAGTATCAGCACATGAATACCTAATTGCTTTTCATAATCAAAAGTTAAACAAACACCTTGTGATATTAACCACTATGGATAAAAATGATTGGAAAACAGATGGTAAAGATGCCAATGCTACAATGACTTTATCACATTGGTTTAATAAGTATCATAATCAGAAAGACAAGTATAGAATACTTGTTGGTGATATATACAAAGGTAATAAGTCAATTGAAGTAACCTGGGGTGATATGCCTCAGGTGCTTGACAAAGCAGCATAATCATAGTATAATAGAAACATGAATACATTAAACGAATATTTTAAAAAGAACCATGAGCCTAAAAACTTTACTCATAAACCAGTAGAGAAACAACCAGATTTACTTACTGAAACTATTAACGGTAAAAGATTTTATGTTTTACCTAATGGCGAAAAACTACCCTCGATAACAACTGTATTATCGGCAAGAGGTAATGAAGGTATTGCCAAATGGCGTGAATCAGTAGGTGAACAAGTTGCGAATACTATCATGAGGAATGCGGCTAGGAGAGGCACAGCCGTACACACACTAACAGAAAACTATCTTAACAACGAAGAACTAACACAACAAGGTGTATTGCCTACAGCGCTATTTACTATACTAAAAACTGAACTAGATAAGATAAATAACATAGTAATACAAGAAGGCAGTTTATATAGCAGTAAATGGGGTGTTGCTGGTAGAGTTGATTGTATTGCTGAGTATGATGGTAAATTATCTGTAATAGATTTTAAAACCTCTACAAAAGATAAGAAAGAAGAATGGGTAGAGAATTATTTTATTCAGACTTCTGCTTATTGTGAAATGTTTGAAGAGCAATATGGTCAGGCAATTGACCAAATCGTTATATTAATTGTAACCGAAGAAGGTGGAACTCAAACATTTATTAAAAATAAAAATGATTACTTACCCCTATTAAAACCTGCAATAGAGGAATTTCATAAGAAATTTCAAAATTAAAAACAAGGTAGTTAAACCATATTGTACACCTGGCATTCGCCGAAGTACTAAAAAGGAAAAAATGAAAAAAATAATAACAACAATACTCTTTATTTTTATTTCAACATCTGTATTTTCAATAGAACCGTTAGTAGATGTGAAATGGTTAAATAAAAATTTAAATAACAAAAATGTATTTGTATTAGATGTCAGAAACAAAATTGATGGCGGATCTTATGAAACATTTAAACAATCTCACATTCCAGGAGCAGTACACTCTGATTATCTAAAAGCTGGATGGAGAGCAAAAGTCAATGGTGTGATCGGACAATTTCCAGGGAAAAAACCACTTGAACAATTAGTAAGTAGTCTTGGAATTGATAATTCAAAACATATTATTGTTGTCTATGCTGGAGTGAGTTCTACTGACTTTGGAAGTGCTGCTAGAATTTATTGGACTTTTAAAACTTTAGGACATGAAAATGTTTCTATTTTAAATGGTGGTTTTAAGTCATGGAAAGATGCTGGCTATAAAGTGGTAGCTGGTGAAAACTCAT